TGGAGTAGCCGTAAGCAGAGAGACTTCTGATTCCGGGTACTTGGTCTTGGCGTACTGAATCGCTGCCGCCTTGGTCGGTGCTTTGATCAGCTCCACCATCGGCTTCGCTGTTGGGAACTTGACCTGGATCTTCCATAGTGGGTGCTTGGGATCATCAGAAAAAGTGCGGCCGCGGTTGATTGGGTTGTAACCCTCCGCGCTAACGATTGAGCTACGCATCAATCTCCTGGAATCGACAGAAGCTGCTCATGTACTTGAGCTTGCACATGGGGCCAAGCTCGCCCTTGACCCGGTTCTTCTTCAGCCAACAGGTAGTGGTGTTGGCTTCCTCTTTGTCTTCAGCGCGGGGGTTCCGCTGCAACATGACTACGAAGTCCGGGATTTGGGCCAGCGAGTGCGACCCTCTAAGTTCCGCAAGACTTGGCTCGCCTCCTTCTTCGTGAGATGGGCCAATACCACCGCTTCTGGAGAGGTGACACACGACGACCATCGTGAAGTTGAGCTCGACGCACAACGTCTTGAGATCTTTGATGCAGCGATCAATAGCCCTGCGCTGATCAGCATTGAGGGCAATGCCATCCGCGAGCAAGGAGAAGTGATCAAGGACAACAACTTGGCACTGCTCCCCCAGGACATAATGTTTAACGGTGGCAACAAAAGAGTCGAAGTCATCACTGCCAAACTTGTCGAGCAGGAACAGGTTGTTGGCGAACTCATCCATTGCTGAACGAATAGTCGCCGGCTCCCGAGCTGCCCTCTCCTCTGGCTTATCGAGGTGAAGCGGTACGCCCATCTGTTCAGACAGCATCCGCTCCAAGCTGGTTTCGCAGCTTTCCTCAAGGCCGATGTAGGCGACCTTGACCTTGTGATCCCGGCACAGGTGCAGCGCAATGCTGCGGGTGAACAGGCTCTTCCCGATACCGGTGCCGCCGGACACCATCACCAGCTGCCCCGGTTTCATTCCCTCGGTCATCCGGTTCCACCCGGCCCAGGGGTATGGCAAGCCAAAGCGGTGCTCAGGCTTGAGGACTTTCTCCAGGAGATCTGGAGCGTGGACAATCGCCTCCGGGCGGTGACGCCTGGCGTTGTTGATTGCCTCAAGGATGGCGTTGTAGTCATCGGCCAGCCACGCTTCGTTGGCGTCTTTGTAAGGGAAGCCTCCTGCGATAGCAGCAGTAGGGCCAACAAGTGCAGCCAGATCAGCAGCAGCCTTGCGACCGGGCTCATCGGTGTCCATGAAGATGACGCACCGTTTGAAGCCCAGGATGTAGCCCAGTTGATCAGTGCATGACTTCTTGGCCGAGGCTGCTCCATCGGGGATTGAGGCGACAACGAACTTGTTCTGGTGACGGTGCTTGTACAAGCACTCGTAGACGGACATGGCATCGATCTCGCCCTCAGTGAGGATGAGGGTGCCGTCAGTGCCAAGGTGTTGGCCAAAGAGTTGGATCTTGAGACCCTTCTCACGGCCGAGCCAAGCGAATTGCTTCTCGCCGTAGCGGATGTGCTGGGCAACGGTGAGCCCGTTCTCATCCCTGTAGTTGGCGATCTGCGCCTGCTGCCCGCGGTAGGTGGCAGCGTCATAGCCAAACAAGCGGCAGGTCCGCTCACTGATCTTGCGGGCTGGGATTCCTGCGGCCTTGCCAACCAGGAGGCTGGCCTTGGCTGTGACTGAATCAGTGCGTGGCAAGCCTGCGAAGGCCCGCTTTGCGGTTGTGCTCATTGACTGTTTCCAAGGTTGTCCGTCTGATGTGAATCGCTGTTGACATGAGAAGCAGTAAATAGAACCGTCTGGGTACTCGGTTGCTGCGTCCGAGCTCCCGCATTCCTCGTTGGGACATGGAATGTGGGTCGCGCTCCCTCTTGCCATTGCTTCATAAACTCCGGTGGGATGGGAATGGGACACCAGGCGATGCCGTGTTTAGAGCACCACTCTGCGTAGGTGGTTTTGCTTTGCTTGTTCAACGTCAGAGTTGGACGTTGCAGCGCCACAAAGATCGGAAGGCCAGGGTTGTTCAGGATCACCGCCAAGAACTTGGATCGTTCCGCCGGTGGCCACCAGCCCTTCACCTCCACATACACGTTGCCCACCTTGAAGTCGGGGCGGTACTTCCGATGCAAGACGTAGGAGAACCGCTCGCTTTCGTACTCAGGTGAGTAGCCCTGATTGATCAGGGCCTGCTCCACTTCATCTTCAAGCTTGGAGCGACGCTCCTTGTCGGTCTTGTTTCGTACTCGCCGGTTGTACCGGTCAAGCATCGCCAGCCAGAGCGGCGGCAATGTCGTCGATCTCATCCGGCACCCAGCCACCTTCGATAGGTGCGAGGTCAGTCTCGATCTTCTTCATCTCGGCAATCTGGAAGCCGACGATCTGAAGCGACACGCCCTTGGCACCTGGCATGTCGTACACATAGATGTCGTAGACCACCTTGCCCGTAGTTCCGGAGGGAACGCGGTCAATAGTTCCGGTCACAAGGCGACCGAGGCTGTCGTACAGGGCAGGGGGATTGTTCTGTTTGATCTCGCCGGTCTTGGTCTGGTAGGTGGCGTTGCGCTTGAAGTTCCAGAGCAGGTTGTCGGGGTCCATTTCCTTCTCGCCTTCCTCATTGCGGCGCTGAGAAGGGCGGTAGGGAAACTTCAGCTTGTCGTCGGTCTGAGGGAACTTGGGATTGGCCGCACGCTTTGCGGCAACAGCTGTTGCGATGTTCTCCATGATGCTGTTGGAGTCCTCCAAGCTGAGAACAAAGCCGAGGTTCCACTCGACCTTGCCGCTGTTGGGGTTCTCGCGTGGTTCGACAATGCTGCCGAACACCATGGCTCCAATGGGAGACACAAACTTGGGCACGAATTACTCCGGATGAGACGTGGATGGGCGGGTCTTACACAGCAGCGCCTTGGCTCCGCTACTGACGCCCGCTGGGCAAGATGATAGAGGCAATGTTGAATGGTGTCAACAATGCGTCAAGTGAATAAGTAGCGGTTCTCACCAATACGGCTGCGGTCCAGCGTGCCCACCATCGGCGGGTCAGGGACTTCAGCTCCAAGCAGAACCTCAACCATCTCCTTGTGTTTACGCAGGTGGTCCACCGAGTAGAACCGGTGCCACTGATCATTCAGCTCTGACTGCAACGTCTCCACATGCTCCAGCGTTGTACCGAAGCAGTCATGGATCGTTGCAATCGGATGCCGGTATGTGCCCCAGTGAGCAACAAACCGCTGTAGGTACGCAGCATCCATGCTGTGGATGAAGTCAGGCACCAGCTTGCGGGCTGTCTTCCGCTTGTCTGGCTTGCAACCAGTGGCGTCATTCAGGCTGAGCCGGATGGTCCGCTTCGCCAGGTTCAGTTCGATGTTGTCCCGCCTGGTGGCTGACTGATAGCACTCAATCGCCAGCCCATTGGGCGTGAACCAGTACGGCCGCAACCCTGCATCGATCTGCATGTTGCTCAACGTCACCAGCCAACGGCTCAAGTCCTTCACGTGAGGCAGCGCCTCGTTGACCACGTTGTTGACGGTGGTGGCCAGGGTCAGAGCCAGGTCCAACACCCGCAGCCCTTCATCAGTGAGGAAGTCGCCCACCTCATCACGCAGGTACAGCTTGATCTCCTCAGCCAGGCTCAGGTAGCTGCGCCCGTAGATCACGGGCATCAACACCTTCTTCCACAGGGAGCGAGGGATCTGGTGGTTGCGCCACCACTCGAATGCCTTTTGCTTCCGCTCCGGGTGTTCTTGCTCGCACTGCCAGCGGATCCTGGTGTTGACCAGCTTCCCGATGCCCAGATACAAGTCGGCCGGCTTGGTCCCGATCACGTTGGTGTACTGAGCCAACGTGCCATCGCCGGTCAGGCAAGCCACGTGGCCCCAGCCTGAGCAGGTCTGATCCAACCAGTGGATGGTTCCGCTGCAGTAGCCAGGGTCCTCTAGGTATTGATGCCAGTCCCGGCAGAGCTGGATCAACCGCCAGGGTTCCTTGGCCCGCTCCCAATAGCCGATGTTGCCGAGCGGGTCACCGCCCACCCTGCCCACCACGGTGGACATGAGTTCCAAGTAGCTGAGCCTGTCTGCGGGGTGTGGTGGTGTGCCGAGTGCTTCGCCCAGGCTCCAGGCAAAGGCCTTCTCGTGGCCCTTGATCGGACTGCGCTCGTGGAAGCGGGTCATGCTGCGCAGGTGGTCAGGACCCTGGATGTTGAGCTGAGCCCCCCTGCTGTACAGGCGGCCCCGGTGATCCATGTGCCAGACAAACCAGATCGAAGGCGCCTCCTCCAACCGGCGGTATGCAATCAGTGCATTGATGAAGCGGGAGCGCTGCCCGTCCTTGCGCTGATCGCTCTTCCACTTCCACACCGCCTTCCAGTAGGCAGAAGGACCTAGGCCCTGCTCCTTGAACTCAGCATCGACAGGCTCAGCCAGGCGTTCGCGCTTGGGCAAGCTGCCGATCTCGTGACCCAGGTTCCAGCAGGCCTCGGTCAATGCAACTTGTGCATGATCCAGCTCATACGCCTGGTCCTGCAGCAGGTTGATGCTGCCCAGCACGCAAGGCAGCATCCGCTTGCTGACCTCAGGCCAGCGCTCCCACCCAACAGTGGACACGGTTGAGCCGATGCTCAGGTATCCGCCACCGGTGTGGCCAGGCCATGGCCGCGGCGGCTGAACCATCGGCATGTACAGCGGGCGGAACAGGACCGCTGCTTCCCGCCAGCGCTTGAGAAAGTTCCAATACAGCGGGGTGTAGCGCACCATTCGGGTCTTGCGCCGGTGCTTCACCTGCACGAACACCTCCAGCATCTGGGTGCTCATGGCCACGCACTCGATGAAGAAGGCGCCCAGCGCAGCACGCTCCACGTGCTTGAGCTCCCTGTAGGCCGCGGCCTTGAGGAACCCCTTGTCCTTGAGCCGCTTGCGGATCAGCCCCATTGACAGGTCGTTGTTGCTGGCCAGCCGCAAGCCCTGCAGATGTAGGCCACGCCCCCATGAGGGATGGGTCAACCAAAGGACGTATTCAGCCCGTTTCCCGAGAATCCCGCAGATCTGGTTGTAGGGGCGCTCGTCGTTGAGGTTGCCGAGCAGGTAAGCAAGGCTTTCAAGGGCAACATGCCGAACAGCCTCACGGCTGTGCATCAGTGCCCAAATGTGATGTTGTCTGCCAGGAGAAAGCTTCGATTTCTCATAGATCTCGAGAACTTTTTCGAGATAAAGAGTTGCCAACCGTTGAACGATTGTTCCACTCGCTCCCTTCTGCCATCCATCCCTCAGGACACGGCTTGCACTCGTCGATCTGCACCACTCTTCCAGCTCAAGCTGTGGTTGCAGTGGTTGCTTGACAGCGTTTGACTGTTGTTCGGACATTCTCAGGGATCTCAGTGGGAATCCCTGTTCTGGCCTTGGTTCTTGCGTGGTGGCAATCTTTGCAGGGATTTTAAGTCCGCTGCGTCTACCAATTCCGCCATGCTCCCAAGCGGTCAGATCCTAGGCCAGGACAGGGGTTTTCAAATCAACGTTTGTTGTTTGGTTGCATTTTGGTTGCGCTTGGTTGCAACCAATTCTCACGCATTAGACACCGTTCAACAGTTGACCATGTGCTGCAGGCTGATGCCCGCACCGTGGATGTAACGCTGAGTTACTGCAAGACACTTGTGCCCTGCCCACTGCTGGATGGCCGGTGCCTGGTGGCCCTGGCTGGCCAGCTCCGTGATCCGGGTGTGCCGAAGCGTGTGGATCACCCATTCCTTCCGCACGGTTTCACCTAAGCCCAGGGCGTCGCACGCGTCGTGCTTCGCATCTGAGTAGTGGGTGAGGTATGTCCAGTAGCGGATCGGGAAGACGCGCTGGGACTTCCGGGCCTTCATCGCCTTGAGGATCGAGAGCACCTCCTCAGATGCAGGCAAACGGCGAGGCATGGAGCCCTTGGTCTTCACGAACTGAACCCAGCCCTGTTTCATGTCAACCCGATCCCAGGTCAGGTTGAGGGCCTCGCCCACACGGCAACCCATGTGGCGTAGGAACAGGGTGATGGCGATGGACAGGCGCTGTTCGCGCTTCTCCATGCCGTCCAGCAGCGCTGCGAACCACTCGTCTGGGATGACCAGATCACGCGGCTCAGGCGTGCGCAGAGTCCGCTTCTCGGGCAGCAGCGGCGGCTGATCGATGTAGCCCAGCCGGGTGGCCCGCTTGAGCATGATCGAGGCGGCGCTGATGTACTTGAGGATCGTGGTGTTGCTCAGGGGCTCGCCCTTGGGGCCAGCAACCCGCAGATCAGCCACCAGATCATCAAGGCGGCGCATGGTCAGCTCCCTGATGTGGGTGTCAGGGCCCAGCATCCGCACCAAGCGGTGGGCGTTCTTCATCTGGGAGTCATCCTTCCCAGCCCAGTCGATCTGCTCACAGATCCGAACCAGCTGGCCCAGGGAGCCTTCACTGGTGGCCGAGAACGGCCGCTCGTGTGCTTTGACCTTGGGAGCCATGGCAGAGAGGGCTAGAGCCTCCCATTCAGTTGCCTCCGTTTCAGTGTCAAACGACTTGGAGATTCGACCGGTTTCAGTGGTGATCTGGGCGAACCACTTTTTGCGGTCATTCCTGAACCGTACTGCCATAAGTAATCATCTCCAATAAGTGAAGGAATTCGGAGCCCTTTTGTGTCAAATAGACCTGCTTGATCCGCTCGTCGTGCGGGTTGTCGCGTGTTTCCACCCATTGCATGGCCACTTGACCCTTGTTGTCGCTGCGGCCTTTTGAGCCCATAACGTCAACCGCTCGGGAGACGGCTGAAAGGGTCAAGCTGCAGTCATTGGCAAGCTCTGACTGGGTTTGGCCAGGCCTGAGATGGATGGCTAGAAGCAGCTCCAGCTGGCTTGCGCGCAGCTGGGCGTGCTCACGACGGCAAAACCGCATTGCCGCGTGGAGCTTGGGCAGGTTTGACATTGCAATGTGCTCTCGCAATGTCAACGTACGTCAAGCATTGACAAGATGGAACATTGCTTGACTGCATTCAAGCTGCTTATCTGCGGAAGACTTGATTAAGCCTGATGAGCGAAAAATCAACGATTAGACAAAAGTGCAGCAGAATGCAGCCCTCAATCCGCACCGCTTTAGTAACCCCACTGTGGAACACCACGGTCGGCACCTCCAGCGAGCGCGTACGGCTCCTTGAGAGGCTCAGGTAGAAGTCGACCGGGATCCAGATGCTCATGCCAGATTTCAGCGTGTTCAACAGTGAAGAAAGAAGGGTCACCAAGAGTTATCGAAAGGCCAGCAACAGCTAAGCCCATTGCGATACCAAAGCCGTTCCAGCGATTCATTAACTTTTCTCTGGTGGATGGTTAATTGATTCTTGTGAGAGCTTTTGACAGTTGAATGCAGTCACCCTTTTGGTGCAAAAAGTGGGCACCAGGCCGCGGCCTTCCCATCGCCAGCCAAGGCCGATTAAGGCCTCGACATGGTGCGCAACCAGGGCCTCCGTATCCATCACCAGCTCCCTTTGTCCCAGCCACAGTAGGTAGATCTACTGTTCACGCAGTCTTTCATTCGCTGATCCTTCAGGTTGTAGATCTCCTGCCGAAGCTCATCGATCTCCCGGCGGATCTGCTGCTGTTCTGCGGTGCCGCTCCAAGGGCTGTAGGGATCCCACTTTTGGGCTCCGGCAGGAGTCGGGAAAAAGGCGGCCAGAGCGGCCGCCATGGTGCAAAAGTGCTTAATCATTCAGTGTCTGATCGGTGACGGTGTAACGCATTCTCTAAGAGATGTGCAACTAGATTAGACATGCTCCGGCCCTGCTGATGGGATAGCTGAGCGATGCGCTCAAATACGACAGGCGGCAACACCACGGTGAGCCGTGGATTTGATCTGAAGTGCATGGTCGGCATTGCAAGGTGCAACAGGGAGCCAGGGGAGGCCCCTAGAGAAGCCCCGTAGGGCCTCAGTAGGAGCGTCAGCAGCTGACGGGATAAGGCGGGGTGAACCGCTCAGTCAATGGGCTGGCCATGCCCACAACAGGCCGCGGCGCTTTGCAGCCGTGCACGCTGCAGTCACGCACCGCAAATAGAGCCTCAGGATGCAACTGGCGATCCTGCCGGGCGAAGCGGTGCACGGTGTGGTTGCTGCAGGCTTCGGGATACAGATTCCAGGCCTCCCAGCTGCTGTAGGTGCCGTCCGGCTGACGCCAGCAGTTCCAAACGATGTAGCGGTACGTGGTGCTTTTCATTCCCACTCTCCTGCGGCCTCAACCTCGGCCAGGCAGCCATAGATATGAACGTTGTAAGTGGGGCCTATCATTGATCGAGCGGCCACCCAGTACAGGCCGCAAATCTGATCGAGCTTCAAGTGATAGTCAGACGGTCTCATTGTTGTGGTTGCAATGTGTGCTGGTTTGATCAGTCAGGCGTCAAGCCACAGAAAGGCCGCGGCTTCGGGATCCTCCCGGTAGTCATTCGCCCAGATCCACAACAGTCGCTCCCTGTTGCTGTTGTGATCCGCCAGTTCAGCTGTATCCCAGCAGCCGTAACGGCTGAGATGCTTGCGGATCAACCAGGCAGGGCCATCGAATCCAAGGCGCTTGACCCAATAGGTAACAGCTTCGTCAGCAGGGCCAGGGCCCGAGCAATCAGCAACGGCCTCAGCTGGCAGCTGGCGGCATGATTCGCGGCCATCGCAATGGGTGAGGCTGAACCAGCCACCCCACGTTGGGCAGTTGGCTGGCAATTGGTGCGCGGAATACGGCATGGCAGGCAGTTACAAGGTTCACGTTGGGGCTGTTGTGAGGCCCCTAGAAAGGCCCCGTAGGGCCTTGGTGGGAGCTTCGGGATAGTGCCACCGCTCAACAGTGGAATGGTGGCAACAGAAAGGCGTCAGAACAGCCAGGAAGACGTACCGCCGCCGCGGCCAGTGAACCCGTGGGCTTTGCCAATGGCTGAGGCCTCAGAGCACTTACCGAAGCTCGCCAGCTCCCGATAGGCAGCTTGTGCAGCTTTGACGGCTTCAGCTGCAGCATCCACGCGCTCTGGCCAGTCGCTAGCCAGCTTTGCAGTGTTCGCACGGATCCGGTCAGCTGCAGCATTCAAGTAGCCAGGGTTGTGGTGCCTGAACGCTTCAGTGCTGATCACCGGGCAGCCGGTGCCGTGGCCCAGGAAGAACCGCATCCCGGTGTTGCCGCTGCTGCGGTGGTAGCTGGCCGATTCCAGTGCCTGCAGGCCGTAAGTGTCGCCAAACCAAACGGCTTCGCCAACAGCCTCAGAGATGGCGGGCAGCAGCCGCTTAGTGAGCTTCTTTCCCTCGTGCTTAGCCAGGATCGCCAGCACGGCCAGGGCTATGTCGTGCTGCAGCTGCTCGCGGTCAACAGCAGCCTGCAGCAGTTCGCGTGTCGTGGTCATTGGTTGAGGTTGCAAGGTTCACGCATGAGGCAACAACACCTCATCCCTCAATGAGATCACACCACTTGCCTCCTGTCAACCATTCCCC